AAACGGTACGTACAACTTCGCGGTTGATTTCAGCGAGAACCTCAGTTGAGAGGATGTTCGCTAGTTCGGTCTCAGCATCAAGACCATGGATAGCCTTGAGGTCTTGTGCGAGTTCTAGCGAGTACTCAGCCTTGAGGGCGCGTGACTTTGCAGTAACGGTGACCTTCTCGATTGAGAAACCCATCTCACGGAAGTGATTACCAGCACCATCGCCAAGTGCTTCTGACTGAGCAGTGGTCATGCCTTGACCGCCGATGGTGTAAGTACCACCATCATTGAGGAGACCAGGGTTAGAACCAGTCTGATCGTTAGAAGCGAGTGAATCGCCACTGTTCTCAGATGAGTGCTCTGAATCTGCTTCGTTGAAGAATGCTTCGGTTGCGCCACCAGCGATGTTACGGTTGGTGCCGTAGGTCGAACGCATTGCGAAGATTAGTCCAGTAGGACCAGTCATGGGTTGAACGCCACAGATGTCATAAGCAATGAGCTTAGGCATCGAACGACGAATTAGGCTGATTAGAACGGGGTCGAAACCTGCAACAGGTCCAGTTGCAGTTGAACCACCCGAGAAACCAGTGCCACCTAGCGAGTTGGTAGGTGCAGCCTCAGCGAGAATACCACGCTCTTCACGTAGGAACTTCTCTTGGTTTTCTAGCAGTACTGAGGTGACAGCCTTCTTGTATGAATCCTGAATAGGTTCAGCATCCTTATGCTCAAGAATGGGTGCCCACTTTTCCTGCAATTGCTCTGACATGAACATTTGCTTTTCTCCTTGAAAAATGAGTAATTGTGTTAAATCAATAACAAATACGTAATTATTTATAAATTACGATTGTTTATTTGGACCAGCGGGAAATTGCCTGCATATATGCCGACATTGCATCTCCAGCAACGGGTTGTTCTACAGGAGTATCTTCTACTGCAGGAGCAGCTGCTCTTGCGAAATATGACTCCTTGAGAGTTTCGATCTTCTCACGAAAATCTTCCTCGGTAGTGAACTCTACACCTTCAGATAGGCTCATTAGCTTATCCTTTTGTGTTTCAGCAAGTCCAACAGAAACTTCGCTCACAATCCCATTCTTAATATAACCACCAAGTTTCTTATGCATCTCAACGTTTAGTTGGATCTGCTCATTGAGCTTCTCTTCCATAACGTTGAGTTGTTCGGTTGCTTCAGCAGCAATCTCGAACTGCTCTTCGGGAACTTCAAGATAGTTCTCAGCGAAGAGATTTCTGAGTCCGTGCATTAGGTTCTCAGCAATCTCGGTCTTAATACCGTTATCGATTGCTAGAGCATTCTCAGCAACCCACTTCTCAGCAACGAAAAGTGAGGTACGAGTCAATTTGCTCGGACATTTCTGTTTTGAATTCGGTAACAGCTTCTTCGAATGCTTGCTCATATGCTTCATTCATTAGAGCAACTTCTTCGTTGATTTTTGCTGTTACTGCTGCTTCAAAGATTAGTTTTGCTTTGTCTTTGAATTCTTCTGTAAGGTCTGAACCAGATACAAGAGCGTCAAGATCCTCGTCGAATGAGTACTGAACAACTTCTTGCTCTTCTTCGATGAGTTCGCCATCTTCTTCGGTCTCCTCAAAAGTAGGCTTTTTATTTAGAGAATCTTGCTTGTCTCCTGACGCAGCAGAAGGCTTAGTTCCAGGAGCAGTTGCACCCTTCATCTTAGCAGCAACCTTTTTACCGATTGATTCGGTATCATCTGGCTTACCTGAAGTGGGGGTAGGACCACCAATTTCTTCTGCTTCGTTGTGTAGATACGGATCTTTCAGCGGGTTTTGCACCCTTGGTTACTGCATTAGTACCCTCATCTAGATCCATGCTTGAAATATCTTCTGACATTTGAATTGTCTCCTGTCTATTTTACGGGGAATTTCGTGTAATTATTTATATATTAAAAATATTATAAACCTCTAAGGAACGCTGCAAATGCTTTTACTTTGCGTTCTTGGAGGTCAAAACGAGTTGCCTCGTCAATGGTTTTCTTAAGATTGTTGATATCAACTTCTCTTAACATACCACTTTCCCAAACCCACTCTTTACCTTCCATGATTCCCTCAACGAAAGCATCAGGAGCAGAAGGGTCAGCTACGATATCCGCAGCAGTGGCAAGCATAAAATCTTCGCCAACATAATTGACACCATCTTTAACTGTTAGAGATCCTAGACCTCTTGAAGAAACACCGAGTTTTACACCCTCATCAAGTAAGTTTTTAGCGATTTTGCCCATTGGAGTTTCCAATAGTTTCGCCTTACCGATGAAATTGTTTCCTTCTCTTTTTAGGGAAAGAATTTTGTGAGAAACACGATCAAGATTGATGGTAGGACCATCGGGATGACCGAGTTCTCCAAGAGCTCTGCCTGTTCCAACAAAGTTCTCATTATATTTAGCAACTTCACGCTCAAGGATATTTACGGGATAATTTCTACCATTGCGGTTTGTAATATCTCCCTGTAGAAAAATACCCTCAATAAAATGGGTTTTCTTACCATCTTTTTCTTCGGTAAGAACTTGAATCTCTTCAATATTCTCCGTAATTAGTTTCATCATTCTTCTTCCTCTGATACCTCTTGATTGAAGATGTTTTGTGCTACTTCAACTTTTCTTTGTTGAATTGCGTCAAATGCTTTTGACTGCAGAACGTCACTTACAAGTTCAATTGTTTGAGCGTTGTTTTTTGCAAAAATACTATCGAAAATTTCTGTAGACATGATAATAATTAACTCCTATCTAATTATTTAGAATTCTGCTTTTTTCAGATCTCTTGGATCAGCTTCAACTCCACCATCTCCCATCTCTGGTGGACCAGTTTCCTCTGGAGGAAGAGCATTAGGATCCATAGCAGCATTCGGATCCATTGGCATTCCAGTAGCAGGATCCATCATTGCATTCGGATCCATGATCTTACCTTCTTCCATTTCTTTTTACAATTTGCTTATCAATATCCTTAAATTCCTCATCGGACTGCTTAAGAATATTGCGACGAATTTGTTCGATAGAGAAATACTTACCAACAAAAGGATCCATGGTTGCAACGAGATTCATTCTCTCGTTCATCATCTCCATGTTCTTGAGTTCGTTGAAGTAGTTGTCAGCAATAAAATCATACTGAATATGATTTTTAATTTGATCCCAATCTTCAAGAGTAATTACACCTTTAAGAAGAAGTTGCGTCTTAAGAATATCTTGGAATAGATCTGAGAAACGCTTACGAAGACGATTGATAAACTTCTGGAACTTGAGTTCGTCTCTCGTGATTTCAGTCGAACGACCGATGTTAAAAGTAGTTTCAGTTTCTAATCTTTGAGGAAGGAACGTTGAGTGCTTTGTACAGTTTCTTTTGAAAATACTTAACATCTTCAAGTTCTCCAAGATTCTGACCACCAGGAAGAGTGGAGATTTCAGTTCCTCTACCACCTTCACGGCGAGGGAGCCAGAAGTCCTCAAGCATACTCATGAACTTACGGTCATCCTTAATCTCACCAGTGTTAGCGTCATACACTAACTTGTTTCTGTAGCGAGACATAACCTCACGGAGATATTGCTCCGCCTTGATCTTAGGTAGGTTGCCAACATCAATATAGAAAATTCTACGCTCTGGAGCACGAGACAATCTATAGATAACCAGTGAGTCTTCGATCATTCTCAACTGGTTAACTGCTTTGATCGCTTTGTGTAGATGCGAAAGCACCATATTTTTGTTCATATCAAAGATGCCAGAATGCACAAAGGTAATTGCATCTGGAGCAATTTTGATACCCTGAGTATCACCAGCCTTCAAACCCTTTCCATTGTAGATAAAATACTCAACCGTTTTTTGCATGAACGCTTGAGCAGGATCTTCAGGATTAATTCTATCGGGTCTATTTTCAATTTCAACTACTTTACGTATTTTTCTAGGATCAACGTAACGTAATTCAATAACTCCATCTGCAGGGTTTTTTGTATCGATGACTTTATGATAAAATAATCTTCCATCAACATACCAACGACGGAAAATTTCGTATGATTTATTTTCAAAGTCTAAAAGTTCTAGAACATAATCAAATTCTTCACGAATAAGTTTTTTATACTTTTTCGCTAACGCCTTTAAGATTTTCTAAATTTATTTCTACTGGAACATCATTATAGTTCCCGCAAATTGCTTCATTGACAACATCATCTACAGCAGAGTCGCACTCTGGTTGTAGAATCATATCTCTGTAGCGAGTGATCATTTCCCACTCGTTTTTTACAGCTCCGTCAATATCGACGTAATAACCGTAATGACCGCCAGCTGCAATCGGAGTTGCTCCGTCCTGATTGTCTTTCTGCACAAAAGAAGGCCCTTTCGGAACCTTCTTTGCTCTCTCTACAGAGTATCCAAATAATTGTGACATTCTAAAAACCTATAGTAGCAAAGATTCCCTTGCTACTATTTATCATAGTTTTAAATCATTGTGAATCTACAGCACCAGCAAGAGCTTCAGTGCCATCAATTTCAACTTCAGTATCACCCTCAAGTGGCTTCCAGTATTGAACTTGAAGTTCTACAGTGAACTCTTCAATAGCATCATTGGAACCAAAATCCAGATCAATTGACGAAACGTTTGATGGCCAGCAATCGTAGAACTTATATGATCTGACAGCATTTCCTCTTCTATCTAGTTGAGTTACTTGCATATCCTTCATATAGTTTAGATAGCTTGGGGTTCCAGTTACAGCTTCGCTGTAATCAATAAGAGTTGCATTCTCATCATAGATTTGAATGCACTCCATCCACTTTTCGAACCATGAACGAAGTCTGAAACCAGTATCATTGTGGATTGTAATAGTCCAAGGTTCAAAGGTACGATCACCTGCAATTTTTAGCATTCTTCCACGGAAAGGAACCTCGATGACTCCAATTGTGGATGCTGGAATTTGGGCAGCTTTTACGATAAATCCACCAAGAACTCTGATCGAATTCAAACTTTCTGCATTAGCAGCATCATTAGGATCACCACCCGCAGCTAGACCGACTGCAGATGGAAAATCAATATCAACTTGGAATAGATTTGGTCTTGCATAATCATAATTAGAATATGATTTAAAAGAAGTAATTCTTCCTCTTACGTTTGATGTTGCCATTAGTTTATCCTCCTATTTGAAAAAAAATATTCAAGAATTACGATGCGACCTCTTCAAATGCAACACCAGTTCTGGTTGCGATGAAGGAAATTGTGATGTAGTTGATGGTTCTTGTTGGCTTGAGATAAATCTCAGCATAGAACTCTCCTCTATCGACCGAATCTGGAGGATTATTTGTCTCATCACACTTAACGAGGAAGTCTGTTACTCCTCTTCTACCTTGGATATTTCTTAGGTATTGGCTCAACGAAGTTTCTAAATTGTGATCTGCTAGTTTCATCGTTTTGTGAGAATAGAAGTGCCTTTGCAGCAGTTCCAACAGTCTTTTCAATAGTTAAGAATAAACGACGAACATTGATTCTATCAAATGCCGAAGCATATCCTAGTGCAGTCTTATCTCCAAAGAGAACAATTCCTTGACCAGGGAAAGATACGATTGGATTGACTCTCTCACTGTAGAGAGTATCTCTTTGTGGTTTGTTTGGTGAATATGCTAGTTTGATTGCATTTCTTAGGACACCTCTTTGGAATCCTGCAGGTGAATACCATCCACCAACATCTCTAGCAGTAGAAAGGCATAGCCCTGCCATATCAGCACCGCAGGGAATATAACGATATACATCATTATATACATCATAGATATACTTATATCCAGTATCAAAAGCAGCATAGGAGGTGCTTGGGAACTTAGCGAAATAATTTGCTAAGTTATTTGTGATTGCATCAGTATCAGTAATTCCTAGGACATGACCTCTTGTTGGTGAGAAGAATGTCATGCAATCCTTTCTAGAATGTACTAGATTTAGAATTAGATTTGCTTTAGTTAGAGCATCTAATTCATCATCGCCCATTCCACCAGGAATGAAGAAGTCGATATCTTCTGCTTCTACATCAGCAAATAGACTTAATGCATTTTGATATGCCTCTGAAGCAAATCCCCAAGCATCAACACCACCACTAAGAACATATTGTACAGATGCTCCATTTACACTATTTACAAAAACATTATTATCTACTACATTTGTAACTCCATCTGCAGTTTGTAGTAAGTTATATGCTGAGTTAGCAGCTGCAGTACCAGCAGCAACACCACCAGAAACAGCGAAGGTATCTGTTGTATTGTGCTCACCCCAATAAACGTAGTTTGATTTATTCTTCAGTACGGTTGGGAAATAGTTTAGTTCTCCGTTAGTTGTCTTTGCGTCAGATGCTTTTGATAAACCGCTAAATCTTTCTAGAATAGTGTTTGGAGTACCAGTAACAGCACCAGTAGCATCTACAACTACTACATGAACTTCATCCTGATAACCATTTTTTTCTGCAACGAAAGGTGATGTTCCAGGACGAACACCAATACTAGCCCATCTTAGACCTTTGAAAACTTCTCTGGTTAGATATTCTTTAGCAACAGCACCAATATTTACTGAGTTAGCATTTCCATCCGTGATGTCATTGCCAGCAGCAAAATTGATTGCTCCTCTATCGTTAACCGATAAAAGTCTTCTGGATACTAGTTCAACAACAGCAGAAGAACTTCCCTGAACTACTGTATCTGTTGCGATTAAAACACCAGTATAGGTTGGTGATAATTCAACTTCTAGAGTTCTTGTTTCTGAATCCCATGCCAAAACAGTTACAGAAGATCCACCTGCAGTAGCAGCACCAGGGACAAATGATCCAACAATATCAGTTAGTCTTAGATGTACAGAGTACTTATAAACAGTTGCAGATGCTCCGCTAGATGCACTGATAGAATCTCCAGCAGCAAACTGCCACTCATCACCAGAAGAAGGTGCATCGAGAGTGAGGATCTGATCTGGACCTGCATCGGTCATGTATACCCTAACTCCATTTGCATAAGCACCTGGAGTCTTTGCTGCAAAATGCCATACATTACCAGTGGAATAATTATTTTCATAATCATCAAGATTCTTAATCTTCACAGCACCGCCGTTTGAAACCGCATTTCTTAATGCTGCATCATCGGTTCTTGCAATCTTGATTGTACCACCGTATAGAATATACTGTGCTGCAGAAAACCAAGTTTCGAAATTTTGCTCAGTTGGTCTACCAAAAAACTTGCTTTAGTTGCTCTTCAGTTGTGATTACTCTTAATTCGTTAACTGGACCACGAGCAAAGGATCCAGCAAGTCCAGCGTAAGCTGGGTTTGTTGCGGTAGTTACAGTAGAGTTATCAATTTCTCTGATAACTACCCCTGGCGAAAGTTGACTTAATGCCATGTCTTATTCTCCTGGAAGATTGTCAAGGTTTACTCTGAAATTATTTATCAAAACGATTATTTCCATTGGGGAAATCATGCATGAACACAGTTACCAATCAGGATATTCCCATCTATCTAAAATCTTACTAGACATTCTTCCAACTGTTATTCTTTTTATAGTACACTCCTTACATTCATAAGAATATGCTGATGGATAAAATCCTCTGTCTTTTCTTGTCAAATAAAAATCTTCTAATAAATTTTTAACTTGCCCACAAGATCTACATTGACGATCTACAAATAGTAGGTGTTCTAAATTTATTTGATTATTAAGATCCACTATCTCCATTCCCACATAAACGATCTGTCACCATATTCATCTAGGTGCCACCGATCACCATCATTATCCACAAAACTTTCTTCTTCTGTTCCATCTAATATGAAACCAAAAGGAGCCATATCTGCTTCAATTGCTTCTCTTTGGTCATCATAGATTCTTTGACGAACATCATTATTCGTCATTTCTCTAAAGTAAGGTTGCATTGCAAGCCAAGAGAATATCACAAGAGACATTGCCAAGTCATCATTACATCCTTCTTCTGCCTCAAATGAATTGCCCTTCTGAATGAATGTTGTGAGTTCACTAATAATATCGTAATCCTTTACGATAAGTTTATCTTCTTCTATCAGTGCTTTCAGGTTAGAGCAACCAACTTTTTTAACAGCGGAAGTCATACGAACTCCAAGTGAAGCCTTCTTTCCACTAAAACCAGATCCTACAATCTGACCTGCACGACCTCTCATCGAACACATTAATAGGTTGTCGTATTCCAAATCATATTGTAGAATATCAGCGACTTGTGCGCCAATATCATTGACTTCTATTAGTATGTATGCTTTGTTATAATTTTTTGCTACATCATGAATAATATTTGGTAAGAGAATTGGTTTAATGTCATTGTTCTTGTACTTACCGACAATATTATATGGAATCGTTGTGATATCAACAATAATAAATGCAGAGTAATCCTGACTAGTTCCCCTTGAAGTATCAACAGTCAAGATATACTGGTGATCTGGTTTTGCTTCTTCATAGATATCAAGTCCCTTGTTAGATCTAATAGGATCTTCATAAACCATGTTTCTGAGTTTTGCTGGATTGATGAGAGTATCAACCGATCCTAAGAACTCGCACTCAAACTCCTGAGTAAACTGTCTCTGTGATGTATTAGCAATCGTCTCTTCTTTCCACTTAGCATCTCTACCTGGAACCTGAGACCAGTGTACTTCTAGAGGAACATAACTATTCTTATTTCTTTCAGCATCATGCCAAAGTTTATAGAACATAATTCATTCCGTTTGGTGTCGAAATGATAATAACTTTGGTGG